ATGTGGTATAATTTTAAGCCGCGATACTGGAATTGTATCATCAATCTTATCTTCTTTCACCACTTCAACTAATCCCCAGTCTGACAATAGCGTTGTAATAGTATTCCTACGCTGCTTATCTTCATTAGAGAAATCAGTTGGCTTTCCATCAAGATCAAAAAGCTCTTTAAAGTGTACAATATAATATTTACCTTGCTTATGCAAGATATGACATGATTGAAATAGAGTGTTTGTCTTCTTAGAGGCTACGCCGATACGAGTCAGCGTCTCTCTTACTTTCAGAAAATCATCATCTTCTTTTAATTTAACTTCTACCAAATTTTCTACAAGATTCATTATTATTCACCTTTATATAATCTCGTTTTAAGTTCACTGATTTGATTTTCTGAGAGGATTTTTAGATATTCTGTAGCCTGGGGATAGTCTACTTTGTAGTATTCCATGACGATATCAATACTCTCATTATCTTGTCTTTTGAACCATTTACTAAATCTCTTACGAGGTCTGATACTATTTAGGTAATAGTCATACGCGAGCCTGTTATCGATATCAGGTCGCATATTCATCTCATTAGTGTAGAAAATTGTATCCGGGTATAGCGATAGAGCTCTATTGACGAGATAGCTCGGATACTGCTTCTCATCGTACTCATCTTTCATTATATCCTTCTTATTAAAAGATATAGAATTTACATAATCAAAAGGGTTCATTACCAGTGCCTTATATTTCCAGCCACAATAACCAAACAAGTAATAAAGTTAACAAGAACAATAACAGTTCTTATAATTGCCACTTTATCAGCTTCCCAGTCATCATCACTTTCTTTTTCACCTAGGCTCTTAGCCCATAGTCTCCATAGATATCTCATCAATCCATCTTCCTAAAAACTTCACGCCAATGTTTATCAAGGACCTCGCGAGCTTCATTCACAAGCTTTTCATACTTCTGAACTATCTCCTTAGCCTCATTTACAGTCATCTCTTTCTTATTTGAGCTCACAATTCACCATAATCTCAGCAAGACAGGCAGACATGTTAACCTCTTGATCAGCAACAAAGGCAGCCTTATATTGATAGTCAGCAAGAGTTAGTACCAACTGAGGTATCGCACTCGGTTGAAAAAGGGTAGCGGCTTGATCGTAAAACTTACGAAACAAAGAACTTGGATCATTATCAGCATTCTCAGCAACCCACTTTCTTACTGCAGTGAAGTTCTTATTCTTCATCTGCTCAATAAGAGAGTTAAGAGTTACTTCTTGAATGTTAGCAAGAATACCTGAATCGATTTTACCGGTAGCACTGTACCGCTGAACCTCATTAATGACTCGACGCCAATCAGGGAAGTGCTTTTGCACCATTGCTGCTAGTACCTGCTTATCATACTCAACTGATTCCATCTCTAAGATAGAACATAGGCGTTTAAAGAACTGACCAGCAAGATTAGGCTTATCACTATTCTTGATAGTAAAATCAATTACAGAACATCTCGAATGAAGAGGTTCAATGATTCGGTTCTTAAAGTTACAGGTAAGAATAAAACCACAATTACTAGAAAACTCTTCCATGAAGTTACGAAGGGCAGGTTGAGTTGAATTAGCATTCAAGTAATCAGCCTCATCGAGGATAACATACTTACGACCGCCTTGAAACGATACACTTGACGCAAACTGCATAATCTCATTACGCAAAGTATCAATGTTACCGTTCATACTACCATTAATGATAATATAATCACATTCTAATTCTTCTAGAACAGCTCTAGCAACTGTAGTCTTACCTACTCCTGGACCTCCGGATAAGATCAGGTTAGGTATATTACCTTTAG